CTATATATGACTTTTTCAGAGCGTCTAAAGTTGGAATGGCTTTTTTATTGGCTCCTGTGTTGCCTTTTGTCGATCCGGTTAATTTGTCTAAATTCTTTTTGGCAATTTTGTATTGTTCTGATAGTTTCCCGTGTTCTTTTCCCGCTAAAATTACGGTATCTTTTGCCGTTTGTAGTGCGGTTTTGCCGTCCTCAATCCCTTTATTAATAGAGGCTAATGACGATATTGCTTTTTCTTGCGTTATCGTTAATGTTTTTTGGGCTTTTTCATTATCTTTTTTCGCATCTGTATTGCTTTTTGTGGCTTTTGTTTCTTCTTCAGTTGCTGAAAATAGATTTTTAACCCATTTAACCGCGACTTCTATAGTCTCAGTAAAATAATCTAATGCTTTCTGTATTACGGGGAAATATTCTCCTAACTTTTTAATAGCTTGATATGTCAATCCAATCGGATTTAACCATTTTAAGAAAAATACAGTTGCTGTTTTAATGGCTTCCCAAACAGCATCAACTATGTTTCTAAAGACTTCAAACTCCTTATAAGCCCAAATGACACCAGCAACCACAGCCACAAGGGCAGCAGCGACAGCAACAAAAGGATTCGCTAAAAATGCAAGATTGACACCGATAATCGCAATTTTGGCAGCTATCAAGGGAACTATTAAAGCACCAATACCCAAAGCCAAAACACTCATAACAGGTATTAAAATTTCGACGTGGTTAAACATATATTGTAAAGCCGTTACAATCGGCTTAAAGATAGGAACTAACTTTGCAAGGCCTTCATTTATAAGCTGACCTATTTGCTCTTTCATGTCATTGTATTGATTTGTCATTTGTTCAATACTGCCGCTTGCTGTTTCTGTTTTTGCCTTTGCCAAATCAAAACCATCAGCCATCGCCTTTTGAACAATCGCTGCTTTTTCCGTTGCGTCTTTAGTGGTTTTTAAAGCAGGGATATATCTTTGCAGCATTGTAAAATCACCCTCACCAGCCAAGGCAACGGACTTCATCGCGGTATTTAAATCTATTCCTAACGATTCGCTCAAACCTATTGCACCCTTGGCAGCGTCTTCTAATTTATCGCCAGATACACCCATCGAAGTAGCTAATTGAAATAGCTGTAGAGTGGCTTCATCACCTACAGTAGTTACGTCTTGAATACCGGAAGCAGATTTTTTCAACTTATCAAATAAAGCCTCTGATTCTTGACCGGAAGCCCTTAACGCTGCTTGCAAACTGTTTTCTGCTTGCTCTTGTTCTTTGGCTAAACTTGTGAACTCCCCAACCATTGCACCTAATTTACGCAAGCCTGCTATTGCAACACCAGCAACCGCTGCACCAGAAAAACCACCCTTGAAACCATCGGAGAAGCCTTTGCCAGCGTTTTTGCCTGCTTTTTTAGATTTATTGACTAATTCATTAGCCGGAATCATTTTGGGCATTTCCTGAACTGGTTTTTTAAAGCCTTTAGCAAAATTATCCCCTGACTTTTTGCCTGCCTTAGCTGTCTCTTTAGAAATCCCATCGAGTTGTTTTTTGACTTCTTCAGTGTTGCCAATTTCTACATCAAATATATTAACTTTTTGGCTTGGCATTATTCACGCTCTTTAAAATTGATTGCTTTGCTTGTTAAATAATAGTCATAAAATTCGTCCATGTCCATATTTTTATAAATCTTATCTGGGAAAAAGCCTGCATTTTCTTTGCAAAAATTCATGATTAAAGCCATATCGTAATATTTATAATCAAATTTATCCCTTTTTCTTCTATTAGAAAGCAGTGTCTTAATATCATAATTCTTAAAAGTTATTGGCAGCTTCTTTTTATCTTTTTCGCTGTGTATATTTAATAATTCAAATACCAATAAATTTTCAAAATCTGCAAAACGTTCACTTATTTTAGTGAACTTTAGCCCGAAAAAACGACACCACTTTCTGAATTTCGTCTTCATTCTGCTTTTTCCAAAATGAACTCTTAGCCTCTGAATAAAGCAAAGTTTTATCATTTTCATTCAAACTTTTATAAGCTGCTGCTTTCCTATCAATACAAAGTTTGAATATTTCTATATCCCTTTCAAATTTTGCCAATAAATCATATTTATCGACATAATTTTCATTGTCAAACTGTGATACTGTAATTTCTTGTAATGTATAGTCGCATTTTTTAGCCGTTTTTACATAGTCAATTAACTCCCCAGCCGTTATCCCTTCATATTCGGTTTGTTTCTCTTTAGTAAGTTTAGCCTTTTCCTTCTTATCAATTCCATCAATGAATTTTTGTAAATGAAAACATCTTGGAAATTTTACAGAATGATTCACTACTATATCATTAATCTTATTCTTTAAATCAAAAGTAGAGTTCTTTTTAATATCAAGTTTAATACTAACTTCTTCAGAAATCTCAATTTCTACGAATTCAATTGTCTTGATTTCACCATCTTTGCCTGCCATTTTAAGAAATGGCTGTAAACTATTCATAACATTTGTTAATTCTTTTATATTATCCATTTTTTTTGTTTCCCGTATTTTTAATTAAATTACACTCGCCCAAATTTGAGAGCCAATTGTGCCATCGTCAACACCAGCAGCCCCCCATGTAATGTCCGATTCTATAGAGGCTGTTCCTGCCAACACATCAGACAAGGCTGAATATATTAAAGCACTTGAAATCGTCTTAATTCCAACACTTGAAACCGCTGTCATTTGCAATGGCGTGTCGCCTAAAGAGTCTTTGCCAATACCTGAGCGGTTGCCGGTATCGCCTGTTAAAACGTATTCAAAGCCAACAACTTGACATTCGCCGCTAATATCTCCATCAAGCCAAACAGCAAGCCCTGTCGTTGTTCCACCTGGGACTTTGCGAACTATTGACTTATTCCCGTTTGAGTAATCTTGCACGAACTCAGAGACTTCGACGCCTGCCTGAAGATAAGTTTCTTTGTAAGCCTGCCATTCCCTGTCAGCTTTTTTATTAGCGAGTACCAATTGCATTTGGTTCAGTAACGGATCGCCTGTTTTGTCTTCGGTTTCCGAAGCGTCAAAAATCATATCGTGGGCTTGTGCAGTTTTCGCCACATGAGGAAAACTTACAGTCCGGTTCATTCCCTGAAAGGGACTTTGTAAATCTTGTTCAGCCATAATAAAACCTTTCAATAATTATCATTTTGGATTAGCTATGAGCTTATCCAATTCAATTAGTTTTTCATTTTCAGATGTTAATTTAACAATATATGGGTTGTTAACAATAGAATTAAAATATTTATTTTGCCGGAGCATTTCAGGATATTCGTATGCGGTTGTGATATTCCTATAAATTTTTGCCCTCATTTCCGGTACTGTTTTTTTGTATCCTTCATGGTAAAAAATGATTTCCGAAGGCTTCATCTTTCCACCGTGTCTGCTTATGTTGACGGATACCGCCTCATGTATTTCGGAATACCAATTAATAAAAGGAAGGTTTTTGAATATTCTGCATTGTGTACCGTGATCGGCTTTTCCCATACCTTGGGCATCGTATGCAATCGGAATCAATGAAAGCGAGTGGCTAATTATTCCATAAATCTTTTCATTTCTTGGTTCAGATAATTCTTTTAAACATCTCAATATATAATCATGCTGCATCGGGTTTAACCGTTCATCAGCATCAATTGAAAGTATATAAGCAGAATTTGAATAGCTTTTGGCTATGTTTCTACAAGTTGCATAAGGAAATTTATTCCCTGCCCATGTCATTTTATAAAACTCATGCCCTTCGGGAGTTGTTTCAAGTAATTCACACCCGAATTTATCGCCTTTTACGGTCTCAAAAACTAAAACTTTACACCAAACAGGCAGCGATTCAAGACATTTTAAAATGTACTTTTCTTTATCTTCAGAACTTGTGATAATAACCGCGCTACAAAGACTATGGAATTTCATTAAATGAGTAATATGTTTTGCAACTTTTAAATTATGCTTTTTAAAAATAATTTGGCATTCGTCATGCCCAATATCCAAATAACTTTTGACATCTTTTGACATCTTGAAACGGTCTGGCTTGTCTATTTCATCATATATACCGCCAGAATGGCCTAAAGGCTTTGTGTGTATAATTTCTACGTCATCTATTACGGTGTAGATGTCTTTTGCTTGTTTGCCTTCGTAATAGTATTCACACGCTTTTTTATAGAACAATTCAACAAATCCCCAGCCGCTTTGAGCTTCGTCAAAATAATCGACTGAAATGCTTAAAGTTTCTTTGTCGTAAATAGAAAACATTGTTTCCATCCAAGAAACATGATGGAAGCTACACCCGTAATGCTTAAACATAACATCATGCCAGTAGTTGAGCGGAGCTATACACGGTGAGGCTATTTTAAATTTATATTTTGAACACATGTTGAAAAGGGTGTTAATATCTTCAGCTTTTGTTAGTACATCGTCATCTATTAAGGCTACGTAATCGTAATCTTTAATAATAGTGCCTTTTATAAGCTCAAATTTTTCGTTATAGAGTTGCTTTATTAATGGAAATTTAAAGCCCTGTCGTTTTGTAACGTAAATGTTTTTCTTATAACGATATTTTCGTTTAATATCTGGAAAGTTATCTTCATAACAGATTAATAGAGTATCGAAATTCCTATCAATACCATGAAGTTGATTCAATAACGGAGTTTTGCCAATTGGAATAATAGCAAGATTTTTTTTCATAATATGCCCTTATGATTAATTAATTATTAATGGGATTTCAAACGATGTAAATTTTTCGCTTGAATCCGTGTCTATTGCCGATATTGTTGACGGCAAACTGATTTTCCTTGTATAATTTATATCTGTCTGTTTAAATCTATGATTTGCATTTATTTGGCAAACTAATTCTCTCAATTTTCCCAGTGCTGCAAACTTGTCATCTTTTGACGTAATGCCTACTTTCAAATAAATTGTTATTTGATCGCTTAAAGTTTGGAATTTTCCTGAAGATGATTCGTTTCCTGTGTTCAAATCATTCCAAGATATATAGATCATATTTATATTCTGAGCGTTCCCCTCGAAATCGTCAAAGTCCATGTTATAGCCAGTGGCTTGATTATAGCCAGTTAGCTTAGTTATACTTATGATTGCTGTCATTACGTCTGAGTATGTCATTATGCCACCTTCTTTTGAATTGCTTTTTTGATTTTTCCCATTTGTTTATCTGTGAATTTATATTCAGTCATAATTTTATACCCACGTTTTAGCAAGCCTTTTACTTTGCCTTCTTGCTCCGGTGCAAAGAATAGTTTAATTTGTATTTTTGGCGGTCTGAATAAGCCCCCTGAAGTGGCTACAATTACTTCATAACGCAAAGAAGCCCACAACTCGCCAGTTAAACGGGTTGTATCCTTTTTCTTATTGGCATGAGTTAAATTATTTTCAGCCCATAAATTATTTAACCTTTTTACCGTTTTCCATTTTTTATATTTATACTTTTTCCTTTTCCGTTCACCTTTTGGCATTTTCAGTTTTCGTTTTATGACACGCTTTTTAAAGCTAAGATATTTCGTATTTGAAGATACTTTTAACTTTTTCCCATCATTTCGCTTACCTGAAATTGCATTCTCTAAAGATATAAATAACAGTTCTTGCCCAATTGCATCAGCAGCCTTATCAATATTCTTTCTATTAAACTTCTTTTTTAAAGCCTTATCAAAATTAAATGTTATTATATTTTCAATATCTTTGGCAGAAGAAGCCATTAACGACACCTGTGAATAATCGTAGATGATGTTATTTTAGGGCTTGAAAGTTTCAAACGTGGAAACCATTTTTTGATATTTCCGTATTTATTTGAATAGTATTGATATTGAGTAAACGTTCCCGACCCTTCATCTCCCATAATAGATTTATAAAACAACTTTAATTGAAGATAAGCCAAAGCCTTTTGAATCACTTTTTTCTTTTCATCATAAGCAATAACAGTATCTAAAGTTGTAGAATCTTCAATATTAATGCCCATGGCATCCCTTAAATCCAATTCGAGATCATCAATTGCTGAAGTGTATTCTAATTCGATTAATTCGCTATCAGAATAGTCAGTCTCATTTAATACGTTTTCGTTGCCGTCCCTCATAAAAGCGGGTTCGGTTCTTAAATCTGAAAAACTCATAATATGCCCTTTATTAAAAGGCTCCCCAAAAAACCGGTTATAAATTTTCATTTACGGGCATACCGGACAAAAAAGAGAGCCAAATATTTTTATTTATTTCTTTTTCTCTACCAAAGGCTTAATATCCTTCGCCGCTTCATCAACCTTTTTCTCTGCGGTTTTTCGCTCAGGTAAATGCAAAGTGTAACCATCTGCATTTTTAATTTGACTTTCAAGTTCTGTAGAAATATCACGGTTAATTTTTGCCCAGCCTAATTTAATGGAGAATCCGAATCGTTCACCGTTAAATTGCTTATTACGACACTCTATTTTTCCGCCAGTCCATTTTTTCACACTCATTTTTTGTACTTTCATTATTAATCAATACTTGCTTTTCTTGTAAATATATACGTTGTAAATGATGGCGAAACCGCTGTGGAATCAAATGGAGACCACCATATATCCAGTCTTAAATTATCAGACCCGCTAAAATGTGTCATAGGTATTTGATAAGTTCGAGGACGTTTATTTATCGTAGTAATCGTAGAAGACACATCATAACTGTACGTTTGACTTGATATTGTCATTGAAGCACCGCCAGCGACTACTTTTGATAGTGTAAATATGCCATAAATAGAATCTACATTAGTCACCGTCATACCTATATCTAATGTGTCAAATCCCACATATTGTACCGCAGGATAAAACCCTGTTTCTAATTGTATGTCTTTAGAAAAGGCCTGAACCGCTGTGGAATCGTATGAAATTGCTTCGGTATCCCACAATTTTAAGGGCGAACCAGCCCAAAGTCCAACGCCAGCAATTAGCATTATCATAGCCAGCGAAAATAAAATCATTCTTTTATACATCTTATTTCTTTCATTGATTGTTAAACTGCTACTTTAATATTTTTAAATGCTCCAACTCCCTTTGTTCTTGTTGCTGCAAGACCCATGATTATTTCAACGGCTCCGGCTCTGTTAATTCCAGCTTCCGTTCTATCTGTTAAGTTCGGCATATAGATATTGAGAAGTTTAGAACTTCCATCATTTCCACGTTGTGGGCCTACTCCGTGAAGTGCATCCGTATCAAATTTAGCGCCGTAAATATCAGTCACATTAGTAACAGCAGAACCATCAATTGTTCTTGTCGCATCCGTTGCAACAACATCTGTAGTTAATCCTGATTTTTGCTGCAAGTCAATAATAGGGACCCCGTTATATCTGTCATATTGTGAATCTGAGCCGCTTTCTACGTCTGACATTGTTCTGGTGTATAAAGATAGATGTTTCGCGACACTAATCATTTTTGCTTTCATAACGGCATTAACGAATATTCCAGTAGGTTTTCCCGCCGTCATCTCAGCGAGCCATAAATTAAACATATCGTCAAATACGTGTGCATTTTCTTGAATCTTTGCAGATGTTGATAAATCAATGTAACTTCCTGAATTATAAAGCATACTATTTGCCGTTGCAATTACATCAAGACCATCAAAAGCATTGGCATCGCTTCCGGTGTCGCCGTTAATAAATAAATCGTTTAACTTTGCTATTGCTGCTTTGCGTTTTTGCTTTAACTGCATTCCGAGCCAATCCTCGGTGAATCCTACGAAAGCCATCGACCTGTCTAACGAGAATTTTCCGCCGAATATCGAAAGTGCCACGTTGTATTTTGCACCCTCTGCAACTCCTTCGGTATAATCAGTATTAACCGGTCTCGTTGCTGCTGTGGACTGGGTTGTTAGCCTTGTATAGGTATAAGTCCAAGCGTCTAAATTAATCCCGGGCTGTGCCATTTCTACAATTGGTAATGTGTCAAATATAAACGAACTTTTAATAAATTCGTCAACAATTGGCTTCATCAATTGCAAATTCGGAACTGTTGCTGTAATCTGTGATACTGTTCCAGCCATTTTATTTCCTTTAAAAGTTTAAAAAACTATAATTTTAGTGTCCCTTGCGCGACGGCGTGAACTAACTCCGCCTCCGTTTTATAAGTCGCTGGCGGTTCACCACCTGAAGACCCACCGCCTAAATTGTCACCATCGCCTTGAGAACTTTGAGGCTCTACAGGTTTTGATAAATCTGAAAACGCTTGTATAACTTCAAAACTCTGATCTTTTAGCGTTTCCCTTGCTTTTTCATCTTTAATATTAGCCAGCATTCCCATTCTGATTGCGTTTATTTCGGTTCGGCTTTTTTCATAAGTACCGTTTAAACTGTCATATTTACCAGTTAAATCGGCATTCTTAGCTTTTTCCGAATTGTACAGGACCTCAAATCTTCCATCTTCTTTCGCCTGCGCTTCACGTTTTGCCGTGGCTTCTGTATCAAATCCTTTTAACTTGTCAGCTAAATCCTTCATATCAGTTGAAAGTTTTTCATTATCGGCTTTCGACTTTTCCAAGTCAGCCAAAGCCTTTTTTAATTCAGAACTCTGCTCCTTGTCAGCTTTCGCCTTAGCTTCGGCTGCTTTTTTTTCTTCTTCAGTCATTTTTATCTACCCTCATAATTTAAAATATTAATTAATTTTTGTTAAACAATGAAATAAGTTTATTTATTTTATGCTATTTCTTCAGCTTTTTCCGTTGTTTCGTTTTTATCATCGATTAAATCGGCTTCATTTGGTATTGTCTCGCCGTCTTTTTCGGCTTCCTTTCCGGCTTCCTTTTCACCGTCCTTTTCTATTGGTTCAGGAACTATTTTAAATTTTGCCAAACTCTCAGCCCTCGCCTCATTAATTTTAATAGCTTCTTCTTCTTTGATTGCAACTTTGTATCCAGCATGTTTTTCCTTGAATTTTATAATATCCATGTCTAAATTATTGACTTTGATTTTATCAAATTCATAAATTTCCGATTCCGTTTGTAGTAACGGAGAGATTTGATATTCAATTGCAAAGTCATCTAATTCATTTAATGAAGTTGCATTGTCAATATCGGATATTTTAACGATATATTCAGCTATTTCAAGCTCAATTTTTTTCATAATAGAAATATCATCACGTCTTTTTTTAGTTAGTTCGTCCTCTGATATTGCTTTTTCAATTCCACTTGTAGCTGTTTCGTTGTTGATTTTTGATGAGGGGATTCCTTCATTACTTAATATCATTACTTTTCTTTCATCAGCAAATTCTTCAATTTCTGCGAAAACGGTATCGGCTGCAATCATTTCAATACTCGGTTCTGCGGGCTGCCCTTCGACTGTGTTTATAACTCCATCTTTTACAATTGCTTCATCGACTGCCGTTGGGATTTCTTCAGGCTTAAAATTCTTATAGTATTTTGTTGGAATAGCATTATAATTTTGGTCAGTTGTTGCCTGAAATCGGCTTGAGTTATTATCTAATTGCCCCTCTAAAAGTTCAAACATTCCACCAGGATATTGTTGTTGTTTTCCTGAAAAGTTTAAAACTAAAAACGGTACAAAACCGTAAATATTTTCATTTTCGGCAATAACTTCAAATTTGCCTAAATTGATTGAATTATTAATCACTGTATCTTTTAAAGGCTTTCTGATTTCTTCTTTTTCAGGTGTCCAAACTCTATAGATCAACTCGCCGTCTGCGTCATAATCGATATAAGTTAGTTCTAATATTTCAAAATTATTTGCTTTGTAACGGAAACTGTCAGGGTACATTAGCCGAATAATTGGTATTACTTTTCCTGTTTTTTCATCTTTTTTAAATACTATTCTAAATAGCTGTAAGCCTGTATAAGTTAGCCTTTCATATATATCAGAATAAATCGCATTCAAACCAGAATTTTCGTAAATGTCTAACATTATTTTATTTTTTGTGTCTTCTTTAAAAAACGTCCTTATTGGATCAAGGTCATAAAGTACACATAAAAGATTCAAAGCCCTTTTAATTATATTAAATATAGGTAAATCGGAATATCTTTTAATAAGCATAGACTGAGACCTTAGCCCATCAATAGAACCATCATTGGAATATTGAGGAAGCAAGTAAGAAAATAAAAGCCTTCTTCTATCTCTAATAGCTACATAATTTGAATCAAAATAACTATGTAAAGCTCTGTAATAAGCCATTGAGCTTAAAGACAAATCTTTTTTAACATATTCAGTACCTCGCCATAACCACCGTAAATCATCATAATAAGCCGTTTCGTAATATTCATTATACGCACCTCTCGACTTATAAGCTGAATTACTTAACCCTTGCCTCGCCCTCAAGGCCAGCCAACTCCAGAAACTTTGCATTATAGCTCCCATAAAACCCCCTAAATTAAAGTTGTTATAATTTCATTAAAATTTACTTCATATTCGTAGTAACTCCAGTAACTCACCGCATCGCTTGTGTGGGTCCGTTTAATATCCTTACTCTCCAAATCGTACCCATTAGCTGCATAAACTACTTGCTGTAAATCAGCGACTAATTCAGGGCAGCCAGTCGGGAAGCCTTCATTGTCAATGTAGTGATTAACAAAAAATCGTCTTTTACCATCAATATTACATATTAATCCGTTTAATGAAGTTAAACGGTCAGGCAATGTTAATGTCCGCCGCGTCCTTGTGTCGCTTAAAAACATAGAACCGAAATATTTCTTAGTGAAGGCATAATGAGAATAGGGAGCGCCTGTTCGCCTGTCATGCCCTACACGGTCTCCGTACTCTTGAATTTTCCCTGAATTCATAAAGTTATTTTTTCTATAAAATTGTTCTATGATTTCACATTGTGGAGCGGTATTTGTATTCGGATTAGCGAACTCTTTGACAGCTACAAAAACCGTCTCATGTGCAACTACATATTCCGGAATAAAATCTCCCCAAATTTCCTTCGGGTAAAATTCCTGCACTAAAATAGTTGCCATTGGAGCATCGGAATAATTCACATCCCAGCATTGTAAAACTGGTCTTGATGGGTCAAAATCCATTTTTATAATATTATCATTAGTAAATGTATAATACACCCGTCCTTGTGATTCAATAAAAGCCGCTTCAAACTCTTGCAAGTAAGTCAACGGGTCCATTCGACGCCGGAATTTCTTTAAAACTTCATCTTTTAAAACATCAGCAGACAGCCATGAGTAATAACAACAATCTTTATCGTTTTCATTCTCAGCAAAAGCACCCGTCGAAAGTAAATTTTTAGGTATAAAACCACCAGAATTATATAAAGCGTCTTTTTGATATTTGGGATTTCTAAAATCTGGCGTACCGTCTCGAATTAACCGGCCTTGTGTATCCGCAAGCATGGGCATTATATTTTCTTCCCATGCCTCATATTTTACATTTGGCGCTTCGGTAACATAGATATTATTTCTTGCAACCCCTTCAAACCGATAAGCCCTGTCTAAGCCACCGACTTGTAATGTAGTCCCATTTATCAATTCAATTATAAGCTCTGAATTATCTATATTTCTTTGAATATCAAAAAATCTTACAGTTTCTTTTAAATCATTCCAGAAAACACTTTTTGCCTGCGAAAATGTTGGAGCTGCTAAAATATTATTTTCGCCTCGACTTTTTCCAGACCATTCAAGCATTTTCCGTTTTCCGATTAAGGTTTTCCGTGATCGCCTTCCTGCACTACAAATAATATCGGTGTGAATATTATCAATATAATATGCCCATTGAATAGGTGTCAAATCAAAAATTCCAAACGAATTTAATAGCTCATCTTCATAATATTTATATTGCTCATCCACGCCGTTTGACTGTCCCCTGCATAATAGTTAAAAAGTCATCAATTCTACTTTGATTATCTTTTTTCTCTCTCTTATCCGTTAATCTTTGGTTAAGTTTATTAAACTCCTGAATAGCTGACATTTTTGCTCTCATATCAGAATTTTGAGTAATTAAAAATAATAACTGCTTGTCCACATAAGACGAATTCAAACCAGCATCGTCTAATAATTGATTTATTAGCTTTAAAATTCTGGGATTCTTTAGTTTATCACAAGCCTGCTGTTTAGCCCAATTATAACCGTTCTTTTTCTCAAGGTCAACATCATAAGCCTTTATATAAGATTGCACACCGTTGCCGTAAAATTCTTTAGAAACGAATAGATTACAAAAAAGCCGTTCTTTTAAAGAATATTTTTCAACTGTCTTTTTAGGAGTTATTTTTTTTACCTTTTCATTCACTATTTTTTGAATCTTTTTCAAAATCTTTTTCAAAACCCTTTTCAAAATCTTTCATGTTTTCCAGTTAAGAAGCCAGCGTCCTAACTCTTTGATATTCTCAAACTCATATATTTTATAACCGTTTTTCGTTAACTTTATAAGTAACGGAATAATTTCTAAAGTTTTATAACAAAACATGCCCTTGGACGAATCCAAAGGCACAAACATATAAACACCATCTATTTTTTGCAGCTTATATATGTTTCCTTTGCCCGTTTTTACGACATATATTTTTTTGTCATCAAAAATCGCCGGTATGGCGATTTTATCCATTACAAGTTATCCCGTAATGTTTCCTTAAAATCAGCTCATAATATATCTCATTGCCATCATCAGGATAAGTGATAATTGAATCGGTTACCCATGCCAAGCCTAAATTTAATTTACTTGAATCGGTTACCTGAATTACTTTACGTCTTTTTGATAATTCCAAGTCTAAGTAATTTTGTTGAAGTTTAGCGTCAACATTTACCCACGTATCTACAAAAGGCAATTGCATTAAATCACTGTAAATATGGCTTGTCCCTAAAGCAAATACATCGTTTGAAGTGGCTGCGGTTAATTGTGTTTCGGGATTCCCGAATAAAATTATACGACCTGTGCCGTCTTGGAAACTGCCAGCGTCTTTAAGCTCTGACAATGTGCAGGATATAACTTCAGCGAAACCACGCGGTGCATCCCAAACGGCTGATAACTCAATGATACCATTACTAACAAGGTCTCCTGCTGCATACGCGACGGCTTCGGACTTTGCCGGAATATTCCCTTTAAACAATATTAGATCCTCAAAATATCTTACTTGAATACTCATGATTTGTTCCTATAAATTTCCAAAATTGTCAATCCAGTCTATTGAAATATGCCCGAATATCTTTGCCATTACAAGTGAAACAGCACCAACATTTTTTAACGGGATGTAGAACTCTAAATAATCACTAGCGAGCAACTCAATATCATAACTGCCATTAATTGTCGTTTCTGCAAAATAATTATAAACAGAATTAGTTGTTGAATATGAACGAATAAGCCCGTATAAATCAGTAATATGGGCTGCGCCGTTCTTTAATGTTGTTAGTTTTAAATTTGTCAAAGCAATAGCAACATTTGTGTAGTAATCTTTTGCTACCTCTCCAGCGTCAACTACTGTCGGCTGCCATTCTACAAATACATTCAGGCTGATCCGATACCGTCCTGGGCGTCCACAAGTGAACTTAAAATGATTGTCTGTAGTCGGGGAAATATTTGTACCGTTAATTAAAATATTTTCAAAAACTAATAAATGATAAAGAGACCCGAAATCAAGATTTGTCCTTTTATAGCCTACATCATTTGTCGCAGCCACAACTATATTTGTACGAATTGGCTTAACGGCTGCCATCAAAAGCCCTGCCATTTCAAGAGAAGACATCAAATTTTGAGCGTTCTCAGCTATTTGATTAGTTAATATTAACCGTTCTTTTAACTCTTTTTCTGCGAATATTGAAGTAGTTAGCATGTTATCATCCTGCTATTAGTCTAACTGCGACTGTTATAATTGCTGTAAGTAAACCTATGAATCCCCAAGTCAACTTATCAGCTTTCCGAAAAAGTGCTTTGATTGAATCCGTATTTGTATTTGTTCGCGTTTGAACTTTGCCGTTCTCAATACGAATTTCAGTAACGATATTCTTTACTTCTTCTATTTTACTATATACTTTTTCAAAGTCTGTCATAATTATCCTGTTTGCTTAGATATTTTTTTTAACTGAACGGTAATTGACAAATTAGTTGGTAAAACATCAATGTTTTTATCTTTCATAAAAACAGAAACAATTTCCGCAACTTCGTTTCTATTTATCAATGTTATCAATAGGATCTTTTCTCCTATTTCTTTACTAAGCTCATTAAGAAAATTAGTAACTTTATCATTAATTTCTGATAGTTCCATTATCTTACTCTCACAGATACGATCTTATGAAGATTTGTATAATGAGCATTGCCATTAGTTTCAAGCAAGTTTTTAACTGCATCAAAAGAAGTAGCTACCGCCTTCATTTCTGTACCAGTATATCCATTTCCGCAGTCATCAGCATCAGGAAATTCCGCACCAAGGTTAAGACTGTCGTATTGCTTACGTATCTTATTATAAGCTGCTACAGCATTAATTAAATTTGCTGTTGTGTTTTCTAAATTACTTAGAAATTCTCTTTTAATGTTCGTGTTCATAATTTTAATCCTATATTATATTAAACAAAAGTTTGTGTTATTCTTACTGTTGCTACCCAATTGATAGTCTTTCCTGCGATACCTGTTACTTTAATCTGTAAAGCATTGTTTGTATTATCTGCTGTTACACTTGGAGCAGCACCAGGATTAATTCCTTCAATAGCTGTTCCCCATGTACCTGATCCATTTAAGGTTGTAGTACCACCAATATTAGAAATAAGTCCATTAAGCCAATAAGCACTTGAAGTTCCATCAGTATCATTATAACCCACTATTTCTATATTAAAAGCCCATACTTTATCTGTTCCAGAAGTAGGTAGTAATAATCTTATGCCATTAACTAAGAACTCTTGATCAGCAGTTGCATCTGTAGTCTGAACTTTAGCTA